GGAGGAAGTAGTTATGTTGTAGGAGAACGTGGACCTGAGATGTTTAGTCCAGGTGTATCAGGAATGATTACACCAAATCATGCTCTTGGTGGATCTACAAATGTAATCGTAAATGTAGATGCTTCTGGTTCTTCTGTTGAAGGTGATGAACAACAAGGTAGAGAACTTGGTCGTCTTATATCTGTAGCGGTACAATCTGAATTAGTACAACAGAAAAGACCTGGAGGTTTACTTGCATAATGGCTACTTTTCCTTCAATAAAACCTACATACGGACAGCAAAAAAGATCCGCACCAAATACCAGAAAAATTCGTTTTGCTGATGGTTATGAGCATAGGATTCTATTTGGATTGGCAGAGCACCAAAATCCTAAAGTTTATAACTTTACTTTTAATGTCTCTGAAGTAGAAGCAGACGAAATAGAAACCTTCCTTGATGCCCGTGCAGAAGATAGTGATAGTTTTGATTTTACTGCTCCTGGAGAATCTACTGCACAAAAGTTTGTTTGCGAAACTTGGTCAAAATCAATACCATATAACAATAGAGCAACGATTCAAACAACATTTAGAGAAGTATTTGAACCATGAGCACTGCTCCGATTATTACTGATCTACAAAAGATCAATCCTTCAGCAATAATTGAATTATTTAGTATTACAACTGATGCTGCATTACATGGATCAGCAGCTACTTATAGATTTCATAACGGAACAAATGCACTAAGTAATGGAGATATTATTTGGGCTGGTAATACCTATATAAAAATGCCAATACAAGCAGAAGGTTTTGCCTTTAGAAAAGGTCAATTACCTAGACCGACACTTACTGTCAGCAATGCACTTGGAACTATCACTGCTATTCTGTTGAACGTAAACTCAATCACAACAGGTAATGATTTAACAGGAGCTACTGTGACAAGAATTAGAACTTTGGCACGTTATCTTGATGGAGCTAATTTTGCTGGTAATACTAATCCACTTGGAACACCAGATCCTACAGCAGAGTTTCCTCAAGAGATATACAAAATTGATAGAAAATCAACAGAGAATAGAGAAATTGTACAATTTGAATTAGCAGCAGTATTTGATCTTGCTGGTATTCGTGCACCTAAAAGACAATGTACTAGAACAGAGTTTCCTTCGATTGGTACGTTTATAGCATGAATTGGAAAGAAGAAGCACTTACTCATGCGAAAGACCAAGATCCTAAAGAATCTTGTGGTTTATTATTAAATATTCGAGGGAAAGAAAGATATTTTCCTTGTCGTAATCTTTCAATGACAGATCATCAATGTTTTATTATTGATCCAGAAGATTATGTAAAAGCAGATAATACAGGAGAGATAACAGCCGTTATTCATAGTCACCCTGTAACACCTCCTGTCCCTAGTCAGGCAGATAAAATTAGTTGTGAACAAAGTAATCTTCCGTGGCATATTGTTAATCCAAAAACAGAAAGATGGGGTTACTGCGAACCATGTGGATACAAACCACCTTTACTAGGTAGACCTTGGGTTTGGGGTGTTACTGATTGTTGGAGTCTAGTAAGAGATTGGTATAAAGAAGATAAGAATATTGAACTTAGAGATTGGGATAGACCTACAACACCAGAAGAATTTATATTAAACCCGATGTTTGAGCAATGTGCTTGGAGAACTGGTTTTAGAGAGTTAAGGCCAGAAGAAAAAACAATGAATGGAGATTTGTTATTTATGTCTATTGGATCTCCAGGTTTAAATCATGTAGCTATTTTTCTAGATGGAGATGTTTTACATCATTTAACCGATAGACTATCTTGTAGAGAGCCTTATTCTCAATGGTTATTAAAATGTACAGGAGGGAGGTATCGTTATGCTGCGTAAACTGAAGCTATATGGCGAACTTGCTCAGTTTGTGGGTCATAAAGAATTTGAAATACAGGTAGATAGTCTTACAAAAGCAGTTAGTTTTCTTATTAATAACTTTCCTCAAGTAGAAAAATATATGAATCCTAAATATTACAAATTAAAAGTTGGTAATTATGCTGTTAGCGAAGAAGAGATACACCATCCAATAGGACAGGAAGATATACATATTGTTCCTGTCATAACTGGTGCTGGAAGTGGTACAAGAAATGTTTTATTAGGTGCTGCTTTGATAGGTGGAACAATTATTGCAGGTGGTGGGTTTGGTGCTCTTATGTCTGAAACAGGATTAGTTTTTGGAGGTGGGGGGAAAATGGCTACTTTTGCAGGAAAATTTGCAATGAATCTTGGATTGGGGCTAACGATAATGGGTGTTAGTGAAATGTTATTTCCCTTACCTAAACCAAAAGAATTTAAGTCAGAGCAAGATCCACAATTATCATTTAGTTTTTCTGGTACGCAAAATACATCAAGGGCAGGTACACCTGTGCCTTTAGTCTATGGAGAAATAGTAACAGGATCAGTTGTTATAAGTGGTGCAGTTGATACTCAGCAGGTACAAGCATGACCAAACCCAAAATTATTAGAGGATCTGGAGCACCTTCTCCTCCTACTCCACCCCAACCAACTAGAGCACCTGATACTTTACACAGTAGGCAGTTTGCTACTTTTCTTGACCTTATTTCTGAAGGAGAGATTGAAGGTTTTGCTACTGCTTCAAAAGAGGGTAGAACGCAGGGAACTGCTGCATATAATAATGCTGCACTAAAAGATGTCTTTCTTAACGACACTCCTGTTTTAAAATCATCTGCTGATTCTACTAACCCAGCTACAACTGATTTTAACTTTCAAGATGTAACATTTAATCCTAGATTTGGAACGTCAGGTCAGACAAAAGTTGAAGGTATTGAAAGCAGTTCTTCTGTCACATCAGTAGGCATAACTGTTACTCAATCTTCTCCTGTTACAAGACAGATTACAAATTCAAATGTTGATGCCGTTAATGTAACTATTACATTGCCTCAATTACAAAGAGCTACAGAAAAAGGAGATTTATTAGGTTCTTCTGTTCGATTAAAAATAGGAGTTCAATATAATTCTGGTGGTTTTACTGATGTTATTGATGACACTATTACAGGTCGAAGTGCTGATGCGTACCAAAGAGATTACAGAATAAATCTTACAGGTGCTTTTCCTGTTGATATAAGAGTTACGAGAGTAACAGCAGATAGTACAACTTCAAGTCTTATTGATGCCTTTGCATGGACAAGTTTTGGTGAAATTATTGATGATGCTTCCACTTACCCTAACAGTGCTTATGCTTCTGTCAGATTGGATTCTATGCAGTTTCAATCAATACCCACAAGAAAATATCGTATTAGAGGAATAAAAGTAAGGATTCCTGGTGCTGGTGCTAATAGTTCTGGAACTCCAACTGTTGATAGTACAACTGGTCGAATTATTTATCCAGACGGATATATCTTTAATGGTGTTATGGGTGCTGCTCAATGGTGCTCATGTCCTGCGATGGTGTTATTGGACTTACTTTTAGACACACGCTATGGATTTGGCAATCACATAACTGAAAGTTCACTTGACTTGTTCTCTTTTGTTACTGCCAGTAAGTTTGCAAATACATTGGTATCAGATGGATTAGGAGGACAAGAAGCTAGATTTAGTTGTAATGTAAATATTCAATCATCAAGTGAAGCATTTGATTTAATAAATGAACTGGCAGGTGTTATGAGATGTATGCCAATATGGTCTGCTGGTAGTATTCAACTTGCACAAGATAGTCCAAAAGATGCAAGTTATTTATTTAATTTGTCTAATGTAACTTCCGAAGGATTTAGTTACTCAGGAAGTGGATTAAAAACAAGAAATACTGTTATTTCTGTTTCTTACTTCAATATGGATAGTAGAGAAATAGATTATGAAGTTTATGAAGATACTGCTTCGATAGCCAAGTTAGGAGTAATTATTAAACAAGTAAAAGGATTTGCGTGTACATCCAGAGGTCAAGCTAGAAGATTAGCGAAAGCTATTTTATTTGCTGAACAAAATGAAAGTGAAATTGTAGCATTTTCAACTTCTATAGATTCTGGTGTTGTTGTAAGACCTGGTGCTGTTATAGAAATAGCTGATCCTGTACGTTCTGGAGTAAGGAGAGGAGGAAGAATAAGTGCTGCGACAACGACTGAAATAACTGTAGATGATTCTGCTGCAACTGATTTAGCAACAACAAACAACCCAACTCTTAGTGTTATTTTACCTGATGGAACGATGGAAACTAAAGGTGTCTCATCTATCTCAGGTGCAGTAATTACAGTTGATAGTGCTTTTTCTCAAGCACCAAATGTAAATGCAGGTTGGCTTTTACAGAATGATACAGTTGAAGCTCAAAAATTTAGAGTGATAACAGTAGAAGAATCTGATGGTATAAATTATGCGATTACTGCCTTGTCTTATGTAAATGCTAAATATGCTTTTATCGAGGATGGTGCAAGTTTACCAACAAGAACAGTATCAATATTAAACCTGCCAAAAGATCCTCCATCTGCATTACAGGCTGAAGAAAAAATTGTTGTTATCAACAACCAAGCTGTATCTAAATTAATTGTTAGTTGGCAACCTATTGTCGGTGTCACGCAGTATCAGGTTAATTACAGATTTAATAATGGTAATTTCGTATCTACAACAGTTTCTTCTCCTGACTTTGAGATATTTAATAGTGATGTTGGAACGTATGAGTTTCAAATATTTAGTTATAATGCAGCATTACAGACAAGTGCCACTTCTGCTGATCTTACTTTTGTTGCACAAGGTAAGACTGCTTTACCAGGAAATGTTACTGGATTAACCGCAGAGCCTATTAGTGA